GCTTCACCTTTGTATGTTGCACTAATTTCCATTTCTAATTTCTCCTATTAAAACTTTTTATTCATCATTTCTTTATGTGAAGCAGAATCTTCAATTTTTATTTTTAGGCCAATTATCATTCATATAATCTTTTGCATCTTTTTCACTATAAAATCCAGCATAAGAATGACCAGAATCTACACCAAATACCATATATTGTTCAAAATCTTTATCCAATTCAACATATACTTTTTCACCTTTAATTGCTTTGGGCCATTTCTTTTTTGCTTCTTTTAAATATTCTCTAAAATTCATGTTGTATATCTCCTTTATATATTAGTATTTATATAACCATTACGTTCTAAGAATTCTACAGTCTTCTTATCTAAAAAATCTTTACTATCAACTAGTTTTTTTAGACGTTCTTTAATGTTCTTTCTTTTAGTTGCTTTATGTACAGGATCAACTGGTGGAATAAGTGGTTTTTTAGAACCGTACATTTGTAGACCTGCGTTGTATGTTGTCATATTAACTATCCTCATAATTTTGGTGTATATGTTTTAATGTATATATCAACATTTTTTTTAAGATTTTTTACACTTTGTACTAATTTTTTATTATAGAAAGCATTAGAGAAAAAATCATCATATTTAAATGTTGTTTGTACTGCTTGTGCTAAAGTAATGGTTGTCTCATAAGCAGATTTAGCTAAGTTGTACATTTCGGTATCCATATCTTCTTTTTTCAAATTTCTCATATTTTTATTTGATAGAGCTATTAATTTTGGAGATTGTTTTTTCATATTATCAATAGACTTTTGTGAATATGTACCACCACTAAGTTGTCTGGTGTATATATCTCTTGTATATTCTTTCATCACGCTTTCAATTATTTTCATTTCTTCTTTAATATGTCCAACTTCAATGGTATATGGTCTATGAATTTTAATGGTATAATCTTTATATAATGATCCTAAAATACAATGTAATGCTTCAGCAATTCTTTGTGCGCCTATTTCATATTCAGTATAGTTAGAATAATAACCACCAGTAGGCATGTTTCCATAAGGTTGTACTAATGGACAACTTGATGCTTCATTTAATAAATCTTTAAACTTCATTTAACATCTCTTTAAAGGTTTTCTTTTTTCTAACAATAATTTCATTGAAGCAGAATTCTTTTAATTTTTCTTGTATTTGTTCTACTTTTTTCTTTTTAATATTTATCTTAGTTAGTTTAGTAAAGAATTCTCTAGTTACCTGATTATCTCTATGTCCCATAACAGTCATTAATGAACCATAATCTTTTTCTTCTACAATGGTTTTTAATTTAGAATACCAATCTTTTTGTTGTACTCTAATAACTTCACGATCTATATTTCCGAAATGACCACGTTTATAAAACTTATCAAATGTATTTTCAAATATAATTTCGTCTTTATCTTGTTTATAGTATTCTCTAAATCCCATATTTTACTCCAGATTTTTTTCAGGTTGTATATCGAACTTAGCTTCAATTTTTTTCATAGAATTATTTTTCTTAGCACCATTAACCATTTTTAATAAATCACTAGATGATATGTCTATGTTATTATTAACAGTCATATTCTTAGGTGTTTCAGTTTTTTGTAATTTCATTTTAGCATCAAGTTTATGTTTATTCATGTTTATCAATTCTTTTAGTACATTAACTTTTGCATTAGCCAGTTGTGCGAATACCTCATGATTTCTTGGAGGTGAACCAATACGAATATCTTGTTGTAACTTAGACATAGCAACTTCAATATTATCCACAAGACTTTTTACTTCATCTCTTATATAATCTTCATCTACTAATTCTGTTTCATCAGTAGATACAGTTAATTCCTTACATCTATTTGATTGTGTTTTAACCTCTACAAGTTCTTCTAATTCCTCTCCATCAAAAGTAGTATCAAGAGAATTTGAAATGTTCTCGTATACATCATTAGTTTCTACTTTGTTTTCTTCTGTCATAATTAATACCACTTATTTATTACACATCAAACACATGATCGACATATATTTCTATTTCATTATCATCTATACCAGCATATGTACTACTTGTATCATATGAACCTGAAAAAGATGCCGAACCTTCCCAACCAGAAGTATTAAAACCATCTAATCCAGAAAATCCAGATGTTTGTGGCCCTAGTACATATCTAGATCGTATCTCCTTAATTATATTTATATCTGTCTCAAATGGTGCGTATATAAATGCTTCTGCTGTTATTTGTATATTACCATTTACATATCTTCTTACAGTATCTTCTTGTTCAACTAACATCTCTGGATTAACACTCTCTAATTTAACCTTTATATCACGTTCTATATTAAGAAACCTAAACTCTTTAATTCGTACATTTCTGGCTGGATTAAAATAAGGTAATATCGATTCAAGTATCTGTGTGAACTGTGATAAACTTTGGGTCTGTATATGAAGATTAAAACCTAAATTATAAGGAATAGGTTGTACATCTGAGATATAATAATCTACATCTGTAAAACCAGTTGATGGATCTTTCCAATATCTCTTAACTCCAGTAGCTTTTGCTCGTTCTCCATCATAAGTAATAGAATCCCATTCAAGTGACATTTTAGGATATGTTTGATAATATTTTTGCCCTGATTGTGCTTCCTTTATCATTGCTTGGTATTTTTCCTGCATTGCTAGTTGTATTGGCACTCTTATGGTTTCAATTACGGTTCCACTTGTAGATATAGGTTGTGTATAGTCTCTAACACGAATATTTTTAAAAAGACTCATTACAGCAATCGTTATACCACGAATAGTTTGTGGAAGATAATTTTCTGGAATTATTGACATATTGTTTCCTTATGCTCTTATTCTAATTAATTCATTACTAATATCAGTTAATTTATCAAATATAATATGAACCATTGCTTCATCATTATATGAAAAATCTTTTAACTTTGATAATCTATCGGCAGTTACTTTTATTCTATTCATTTTCTTTGTAATTAATTTTACTTTTTGATCTGTTGACATATTAGGATAACGTGTATCCCACATACCTGCACCAACACTTTTTGTACCTTCGCTTAAATATTCTTTAAATTTCATTTTTATTTTCTCCTATTTAAAACCATCCACTATCTATATCTGATTGTTGTATACTTGCTTCACCTGTTGCACTAGTATATAATACAGCTTCGCTTGCACTTGTTATATAATCGTTTACCTCAAGTATATCGTCTATATTATTCACAGCACTTATCGAATCCATAGAAGCACTAGTATCTGCCGATAAAGAAATATTACTATCACGAAATACACGAACAATAAATTTCCAACTATGCTTTGTCTGAAGGAACATTTCTTCTTCTTCATGTACAGTTAAAATTTCATAGAATACATCGTTATATTCTGATTTTAACATATCTCCAACTTTAGGTTCTACAGATGTATATGCACTAATAGCAGATGTTGCTGTTTCAGGTGGATATAGACCTACACCACTAGTATTATATTTAGAAGCAGTTGTAAAATGTTTTTGGTTTACATGCATTTCAAAATTATCAAGATTTTCTAAGCCGAATTTAGCATATGCATCTTCTTCTTTAGGTAATTCAAATCTAGCACTAATAGGAAATTTTCTTGCTATACGTCTATTATTATCTTCACCAAATAATAAATCATATGATGTATTATAGGATACCACATAATACATTAACGGAGTACCATATATATTAAATGCTTCTGCTTGTAAATTCCTGTACAAATCTTTATCGGAATCATAATCAGTATTTTCTAAAAAGTGAAAATACGAATTAGGCATTGGTGATATATTTTCATATTCAAGAGTTTTATCAACAATTGTAATACCATTAGGTGCATATATAGAAGAACCTGTTGCTTTTGTAAGTATTATATCTTGTGTTTGTATAGATACACTTGGTACAGTGAATGTAATTGACGTTGAACTTTCACTAGTTATTGTAGCTACTACACCACCAACTACTATACTATTTCCAGTAGTAGAAAAACCAGAACCAACTATAACAACGGATGCTCCTATAGTTGTCTTTTTTGGTGTTATACTACTTATATATTGATCTAATGCACTTGTAGAAGCAGAACCAAAACCTAATGGATATAGAATAGCCATATTATGAAGCCCTCACCATTCTTGTAGGACTTGTAGCATCATTTGTTGTATATGTCATAGCAACTGTAGCATCATCTAATTTCAAAGAATCAGGAGATATAGTATTAACATCAACTAAAGATTTTGATCTAGACCAAAGCATATACAACAATTGAATTAATGTTGCTGAAGTACCTTGTGATGCATAACTTTCTGCTAGTTGTGTATTCAATATACTTGCTGATACCGAAGCTGTTATTGCTGATACTGATAAATCTACACTTGTTAATGCACTATCAGTTCCTCTCATTGCCGAACCATCAAGACCAGATACATCTGCACTTATGGTGTTTATTGTTATTATTGAATTGTCTAACTTAATATCATGAGATGATAATGTTGTAGCTAATGAAGCATTATTAGTTCCTATCATTGCAGAACCATCAATTCCAGATACATCAGCACTTATGGGTGT